TGCAACAGGATTTGTCTCCAGTTCATCGCAGACAGGAGTAATTGCCTTCCAAAGTGGTGCTCTTGCCGTAAACAAATCAGATGATGACGTAGCTTCTTTTAATAGACTTACCTCAAATGGCACTATTGTCTCTTTAAGGCAAGCAGGAACACAGGAAGGGGAAATTAGAGTTTCCGGCACCACTGTTTCCTATGTCGGCGGACATCTTTCTCGTTGGTCTCAAACTTTAACGTTTGAAGAGCATTCAAATTTACTTAAAGGCACAGTAATGACAAACCTTGATGAAATGTGTGAATGGGAGAATGAAGACAATGAACAACTCAACAAAATGGCTATCTCCACGACTGAAGGCGACCCTAACGTTGCTGGTGTGATAGTCGGCATTGATGAGGATAATGACTTAAATGTTGGAATGACTGGCGATATGGTTATTCGTATTGCACAAGGAACAACAGTTGCTCGCGGAGATCTGCTGATGTCTGCTGGTGATGGAACGGCTAAGCCTCAAGACGATGACATTGTGCGTTCCAAGACGATTGCAAAGGTGACTAGCACCACAGTTTCTACGACTTATTCAGACAACAGCTATTGCGTGCCTTGCGTATTGATGGCCTGTTGATCGGCAACCTGCCCCATGGCAACGTGGGGCGCTCAAGTTACACTGGCTCTATTGTTCCTTTTTCATGGCAAACACCTACGTTTGGAAGATTGCTGATCTAAACCGTGATGTGAGCGACGATTTTGCACATACGGCCCATTACACCGTGACCGGAATCAGCGATCAGGTTGACTCTGAGGGCAACGCTTACAGCTCTGGCGCTTACGGCAGCATCGGCCTAGATCGTCCTAAGACCTTGGTCAGTTTCGATGATCTAACTGAAGCAGACATTGTGGCTGCTGTCCAAGCCAAGCTTGGTGGTGCGGGAAAAGTTGCTGAGATCGAAACGCAGCTTGCGGCACGAATCACAGAGCAGGTCACACCGACCCAAGCATCTGGCAAACCCTCTAGCTGGTAACTCTCATGGCTGATCGCAAAATATCGGCTCTTGCGAGCCTCACCTCACCGGCAACGGGCGACTTGATCCCTGTCGTTGACATTTCTGAAGCGTCTAACGTCAACAAAAACAAAACGATCACGTTTGGCACGGCGTTCCGGGCATTGCCTGATGGAACAGCTGGTGGCCCTGCGATTGGCTTTTTAAGCGACAATGGAACATCTGGCATTTTTCGCACTGCTGCCAATGAAGTCGCCTTTAGCAATAGCTCTGCGCTTACCGGCAAATTTACCCCTACAGGTTTTCAGCTTGGTGATGGAACGGCTGCGGCTCAATTCCATCTGTTTAGTACAGATACGACTGATCAGGTTGTTATTGAGAACACTGACGCCGGGTTAGACACTGCGCCTGATTTGGTGTTGTATCGCAACAGTGCAAGCCCTGCTCAAAATGACAATCTAGGGAACCTTGAATTTAGGGGTGAGAATGCAAATGATGATCCTTATACTTACGCTCAAATCCTTGCCAGGATTGAAACAACTACTGATGGATCAGAAACAGGCGTTTTAGATTTGATGGCGTCAGAGGCTGGTACAAGTGCCAGTCGCATTCGTTTACTTGGCAACAGAGTTGGAATCGGAGAGGCCGCTCCAGCATTCCCGTTGCATGTCACCACTAGCTTAACTTCAACGGCGTTGCAGATTGAATGCACCGCAAATGATTCAGCTAGTGGCGCAGACATTACGTTGTATCACCACAGGTCAGATGCAGCTGGGCAAGACGCTGATCTAATCAGTACGTTGTTTTTTCGCGGGAAGAATGACGCTGGAACCCCTGCAGATATTGATTATGCAGCTATTGAGGCAAGCATTGTTGACGCTAGTGACACGACTGAGGATGGAGCGTTAAAGCTTGAAGTTCAGGTTGCTGGAACGATAACTACGCGCATTGAATTAAACGGAGCAAACATCGGGTTCTTTGGGGCTGCTGCTGCCGCTCAGTCAGCTCATGTAGCGGACATCACAACATCTGCATCATCTGGGGCGTTGCCTGCTGCTAATGACACCAACACGATTGCGGATGCTGCGGCCCCAACGAATGCCGAGCTGTTGCAGTATTGCGTGACGCTTGAGGCAAAGGTTGAGGCGCTATTAGCATTCGCTAGTGCTCATGGCCTGATGGCTTCTAGCTGATGGAAAGACCTGACCCAATGATTTGCGCTACTTACGGGGCAACTGACACCCAAGCAAATTCCAATCGAGTGGAATGGATGGAAATGCTCTTTATGTTGGAAGGCCGCGACAACCCTGACCATCCACAATGCGGTCTTTTTACCGGACTGCATAAGAAGCACTTCTCTACGTTCCCTGGTAGTGACGAGAATTGATCTTGTAGATCACATCCAAAACCGTCCATTGACTGGGGCAGTTAATGTACCTACGGAAAACGTTTTCTCTTCCAAAAATGATCAAAGCATTAATTGTGAGTTCTGCCGTCGTTGGCGCTGCTGTGCTGGCATCTCCTGCCCAAGCCGAAGGTTTCTACCTGAACCCGGAATATAATGCCGGTTGGTCTGGCTCTAATTTCACTGCTGGAGTGCTTGACGCTCACGTTGGCTATGAGTCTGGTGCGTTCTACCTGCAGGGAGGCCCATCAGTTTTGATGGTTGATGGCGCTGATGCTGAGGTTGGATTCTCCGGCAAAACCGGTTTGTCCGCTGCTGTTGCAGACAACGTTGACATGTACGGCGAAGTTTCTTTTGCCAAATATGAATCAGCAGATGCAGGCTATGGCCTGAAAGTCGGAGCCAAGTACAGCTTCTGAGCTAGTCTCACATAGGGAGACACGCCGCCTCTTTCCTGTCCTCACACCAGGAAAGGGGCTTTTCTTTGCACATCTGATCATGCAAAAAGTTTTTAATTTGGCCGGAGCCCTTGGGTTCTTGATGTCAGCGGGAATACTTGTTGGAACGGCGGTGGTTTACAGCCGTATCCCATCAATCACCAAGCACTACATGGAAAAGCTTCAAGGTGAATTGACGGGAGTGATGGCTGACATGGTGCCAGGCAAGATCGATGACGTTATGCCTGAATTGCCTACATCAACGGGACCAGCAGTACCAGGCGGCATCAAATCGCCATTCTGATTGAGTGGCTGAAATAAACGACATTGGAATCAATGACGTAGGCGTTCCAGAAGTGCGCACTTGGTTAAACGCTCCGCCGTCAACTCCTGATGCCCCACCGGTAACGCTTGAGATTGGTGTGCCGGTTATTGACTTGCCTGCTTTTGAGCCCTTGGATTTTGATTCAGAGGTTCAACCGGGAAAAATTACACCGCCAAAGCCCAAACCACCAGAACCACCATCAACGCCAAAAGTAAAAATTCCAAGGATTGAACCTAAAACCCCTGCACCAGTCGAAGTAGAAGAAGCAAAGCCTTTAATTCAGCAAGTCGTAGAAGCTGTACCAACAATCCCGCAAGCGACAACAGTTGCGGCGTCGTCTGTGATTGGTGTTTCAGCCGCTTTAGCAACACCATTCCTGCTGAAGCTGATCAAGCCAACCGTCAAAAAGGTAATGGTCAAGATCCAAAAAGCCTTGGGCCGTCAGGTCAGGGTTGAGTCCGATTGGCAGCGGAGGAAGCTGCAGCGGGCACTACGGAAATAGGATGTGTGTGGGGCGTTGGATAGTTAATCCTTACGTCAGCACAGACTTTTGCATAGGGTGACCTAGGTGCAAAGCGGATTCCTTTGAGCATCAGTTCGCCGCAGTGCTTGAGCCGCGAGACCTCAAAGTCCAACCTCCGATTGGCTAAAACTTGTTGTTGCAGTTGAAGCTGCGTATCTACTGCGGCTTTGCAGCGTTCTTGCAATCCACCATCAAGCGGAATTGTGGCTTGTATTGACAGGCCAACGTTCCAGTTGTGGTTGTCTTTCTGCCCTGTTCTTGTGTCCTTGAAGAACAGAACATCCCCTGGATTATCTAATCTGCCGTCATCGTCTAAATCACTTAGATCGTATACAGGGTCTTGATACGAATACTGGTACGGCAGGCCCCATGATTTGGTGCGGTTGAGGTACGGCGTGACAGTCAGAGTTGGGCCTTGGCATTGAATGTTGCCGCCATAGGTATTAGTTATTGCTGTCCCTTGCATTATTTGCACGGCCTGGTTGCTTACTGATCCAGACGATGTGGCAGTTGGAGATGCGGTTGCAGAGATACCTCCAATATCGTTTGCGTTAACAGGAGCGCAAAGGATTATTCCGAGAAGGTAGAGACTGTATCTGTAATACTTGTGATTTCGGTTAGGCGTTGCACGGTCGTCCGATTGCTCAATCCTGGGCCGTGAAGAGTCTGAACAAACTGAAACGGCTTTCCTTGATTGACGACTGACCAGTTTGGTCCTTGCCCTAAAGAAGTCCATCCGTTAATCGTAGTTTCAGCGATAGGGTTAATTGGACCATCAGGTTGGATGTTGTTGCCACTAGTCGAGTATTCGTAGCCAGTAGCAAAATCCTCGCTGACGATCGTTTCAGTGACCTTACTTGTGGTTTCTGTGTGGGACGTAAGTGTGCCTTGCTTAAAGTTTGGCACCACAGGATATGCATGTGCCGCTGGAGCGCAAAGCATCAACAGCAAGAACCAGCGCATTAGTTTGCGGTAATACTGAGGATTACTTGACCTGTTGCACTGGTGCCAGCACCACCAGCGTCAATTGCCATAACTCCACCGCCTGTAATCGTTCCAGCTAAATCACCAGCAACACCACCTGCTTGAGTCAGTGTGCTGCCAAGAGAAGGCAAGCTAGGTACAACGCCTGCTGTCACTGTGGTGGCTGCTTGGGTGGCATCTCCTTCTGTATACGCTTCTGAATAATTAAAGCTAGCCCCATCATTAGTAAGGCTGTAAGCGGCAGGAGTGTAACCAACAGCGGAACCGGCAGTGAGGCTGCCAAGACCACCAACAGTGTCCAAAGTGATGCCAGAACCAGAAACGCTATAGCTGGAACCAATTCGGGTCGCTTGGGATGCTGCTCCATCAACAGATAGCTGAATTGATGATTGATGCTTGACGGTAATATCAGCAGAAGCAGGACTTACCGCAAAAAACGTTAGGCAGGATACAAAGAGAAAACGCCTCATTTTGGCTTAGACGTAGTGGTTTCTGGCTTGATTGTAGGGTCTTCTTTTTTCTTGCCATTGGCGCGTTTGATGTTGACCCCTACGGAACTCAACGTCCCAGTCAACAAACTTGCTGGGAAAGTCGGATCCATGGCCTTGACGTGACCCAAGTAATTAAGGGTCAGCATTGCAATTGACCACGTAAGGACAGCAAGTTTTACAAAATCCGCCAATGGCGTTGATTCTGATTCTTGCCCCTGTTCTTGCTTAACCTGTTCTTCTGCCATGATTGGTGCAACGCTATTGGTCGAATGGTGGTGGAAATCTGGGCTGCTGTTGCTGGAGCGTCAATAGGCGTAGCGGCTTCTGGCATCAAAGGAGCCAGCCGCGAAAGCCAGCATGGGAGGGATTCTCTGGTGCGTTTGACCTCAGCTGTCGATAATTTAGCGTCACGGATGGATGTGCTCCATGCTGATCTGAGGGTTAGAGACCAGGAGTTATTCTCTCGGATCTCAGATCTAGAGCAAAATGTTGCACGACTGGAAGGACACGCCAACAGGAATTAGACTTTTTGAACACACAGTGATCTCATGGTTTTACTACTAAAGCCAATCCTGTTCGGATTCATCAAATCAAAAGCCGTAAAACAGCTGCTACTTGACTGTCTGGTCAAAGTCAGCGAGCAGACTGATAACGAGCTGGACGATGTGGCCTGCCAGTATTTAAAGAACCTGCTTTTCCCAGCCCAAAGAGTAGAGAAGTAGTTTTATGCCATCCGTACTGGCTGTCGTCATTAGCCTTTTAATCGTCGTGTTCGGTAGCGGCGCAATGTTCATGATCGGTTTTGCGGCTAGGCACGCACCATGTTCTCCGGCATTATCCAAGTAGTTCTGCTGTCGAGCGTTGTGTCGTTGAGTCTGCTGCCATTCTTCAAGTGGTTTCGAGAAACACCGCACCAAATGGCAGCAATCAAGCAGTTGGAGGACTCGCTGCTTGATCAAGATTTGTTGAACGAA